TAGAGCAACACCAATGAAAGACGACACTCCATCTAGGTCTATGGGTATGACTGAAGATGCAGGTGGTACAAGTAGTGTTGATACAAAAGATGACTTTTGGAAAACTGAAGAAGGTTATAATAAAGCTATGGAAATGTATGGTAAAAAACCAGCATGGGTTAAAGAACCTACAATGATGTTTAATCCAGAAACACAGAAATATGAAAAAATTAAAGAAGAAGATAAAGAACAGTATGAAGATTTGGGTATCTCTGCTGACATTAAGTCTATGTTCGGCTAGTAGTATGGGAATGATGACTAATGATGATGGGAGTATTTTTGAAAATAACCCACGAATCAAAGCAGCAGCAGACTCTTTACTTAGAGCAGGGTTTGAGGAAGATGAACTCCCTGCTTTACTAGGTAACATAGATGTAGAAACTGGTGGTAGTTTTAGTTGGCAACAAATAGAAGATACTACTGAAGAAAATAAAGGTTATGGATTATTCCAATTTACTGGTGGACATCTAACATCTTATTATGATTACTTAAAAGATACAAACCAAAAAGATGGTTTAGATTCTCAGACTAAATTTGTTTACGCTAACATCTATGATGAAAATCCACCTCATGTTATTGGTCAAGGTAATCAAAAGAAAATTCAAAAAGCATTTGATGATGGAAGTATTTCTGAGCAATCAGATGTGTTTGCTAAATGGTATGAACGCTTTAGAGGTTCAGAAGATGTCGATACTATAGTACCAGGAATGTTAAGAGGTCGTTGGTATGATGAATATTTAGATAAACTAGATAGATTTGTACCCGATAGCCAAGCCCCATCATACAATGAAAGAATAAAAAGGGCTAGAAAGTACGATTAGATACCTGTTTGTAATCACAAGTACAGGTAAACTTGCCAAAAAAGGGGCTACTAAGACCCTTCGATTATGTTGATTGTACATACTCGCATCAACGACAAGCCTTAAACTATATTACCACATCATGAATATATGAGGGGTATGGTAATATCAATGATGTACTCACTGTAAGAAGTTCCCCTCTAAATCTATGTTACTGGCAACCTCAATTTATCTCTATCTAAATTTGCTACGGACAACTCTCCGTTTAATGCAAATATCTTTAACAAAGAAGAGCGACTAATTCCATATCTCTCTGCCTTTGCATCTATAAATTTTAAATCTCTTTTGTTAATCTTTAGATTAATTTGTTCTGTTGCTTCGTTCATAAGTTACTCAATTTAAAATAGGAATTATACCTTAGTAAATAGAATCTATTTAACCTATCATCATTGTAACAAATATTAAAAAACAATAGAACAATGCTATCCAATACATACTCATAACTTACACACTCCATCTTCACAATCATCATCACTTACAGCAGATACAATGTATTCATTCTGACTGTACTTTTTTTGTACATTTGAGGTAAGGGTTAATAAATTACCATGACTAAACTGTTGCAATAAATTTTCGTAACTTCTTATCTCACATCTTTTTAAATATTTATTATAAGCCTCATCAAATTTTAAACTTAATACTGTTGCTCTTCTTGCATAGTCTGTTGCTAATGCCTCACATAATTCTGCCCTCGTCATTTCTTTGACACTCCTTTTGTTTGTATAAGATATGTGGGTCTGTGCTATAAATCTTTCTAGCATAAATTTCCACAACTTGTTTATCGTCTATAAAAAAAACAGTATTTAGACTGTCTAGTATTGCTTTAATGTAGTTATCTATATCAGCATTGTTATTACAATAAGTATTGTTATGTATTTCTTTCTTCTTTTTTGACCATGACTTAGGTATCTCTACCATAAAGTCTATTGAAACAGAAAGCAAGATATCACAGGGAGTCGTATTCAACTCACTTGTAAGTGCTTCCATATCTGTTTTAAACTTGGTGTATTTCTTTGGGTAGTAAGTAGACCACCTTGTAACTCGTGGTCTTGACGCAGGAACAGGACTTATATTAAATCTTTTAGAAATTAGTCTGGTATTTATTTCCGTAGTCATTTTCAGTTTCGTATCGCAAGGTTTCTAATTCATTAATTGCTAATGTTAACACAAACCTTATTTGCATATCTCTTGGTTCATCTTCTTCCCTTGCTAACTCTAATGCATCTTTGAGATTTTGTATTATACTTTCTAAATCATCTATCATACTGAGTTACTATTCTATAGTCATCGTTATGTGGTAACTTTATACTATGCTCACCAGCTAACATGTCTATTTCGCAAATGTAATCTATAAACTCATTAACTTTTAGTTCTGTTGTTGAGGGTATCTGCGATATTACTTTGCCTTTCTTTGTTTCAAATTCAATCTTAGTTAAGAACATATCACCAAGAAGTAAATGCATTTCTTGTTTAGAATAACCAATTTCCTTTGACATGATTTCTACCCAACACCAGTATAATCTGTTTTGAGCATCTGTTCTTTTAGTCTTACCTATTTGGATAGTGGCTTCCTTAGTCATTGGATTCTCTAAAAAGTAATCTTGTACCAAAGTTTTAAATATAGCTTCCTTTGGTTTATCTCTATGAATACTTCTACTAATCATTGTACCCCATCCTTGACAAGTGTTTCAATTAATTTTTCAATATAATATCTGCACTTTCTTAAATCTTCTATTTGCCCCTCACCCTTATGTTTGTGTGCATGTCTACATAAATACTTTAAGGCAGACGCAGTAAGGTAATCCATATTTTGGTCAATGATAAAATCAATAACCTCAATCTTACCTTGCGTATAGTGTGAGGGGTTGTTCACAATGTCGTTCTCTTTATCCACCGACCCATCCCATAAACAATGCAACTACTACTATAGCTAAAAATATAGTTAGGCTTCTGTTCTTTAAAACTTTATCTACTAACACTTTTAAATCTTCCATACATCACTCCTTTAATTAATGAAGTTCTATTTTAACTTAATCAAGCCTTCTCTGTGAAGTATTTTTTGTGTACATATTACCGCCCTCAATACTTGCAACTCTAACCATTCACTTTCTAGTGGTGGGTCAAGATGTTTACGACCATCATATATGTCGTGGCAATTAAGACAAGCGTACATTCCAAACAGGTCTGCTTGTTTCCTTGCCATGCCTCCACCATTCATGTGTGCAAAAATTACGGTTTCATTATCGGGCATACACCCATGTAATCTAACTTGGCAAGGCTTACCCCTTGCTGATTGTGTGATTTTAGTTGCCATATAAGTTACGCTCCATGTCTGAGAATTTAGAATACTGACCCTCAAACTTACATTTGACCCAGCCAATCTGACCCATTCTGTTCTTTGCTACTATAATTTCTGCTAATCCTCTATCTTCTGACTCTTCTTTAGTATAATATTCATCACGATACACCATAATAATACAGTCAGCATCTTGTTCAATCTCACCAGAAGAGCGTAGGTCGCTCATAAGAGGGCGTTTATTCTCTCTCTGCTCAACTCCTCTACTCAACTGAGATAGTAGAATTATAGGTATGTCTAGTTCCTTAGACAAATACTTTAGTTCTCTAGTTATGTTGCCTAGTTCTGATATCTCTTTGCCTTTATCATACTTCATAATTTGTAAATAATCAATAACAATACAATCAATGCCAGTCTGACCATTCATCTGTCTTGCTTTAGATACTATATCTCTGACTGATACATTGCCTCGGTCTAGTATAGTCATAGTTTTGTTTCCCGCTTGTGCTAAAGCCGTATACCATTGGTCATTTTCTTCTTCAGTAAGCGTATTGTTATCTACTTTGTTAAGGTTAATGTCTGTTTCACTAGCTACTATCTTCATCATAAGTTGTACTTGTTGCATCTCTAATGAGTAGAACAATACATTTTTATTTGTACTTGCCATGTTGTTAGCTACATTGAGTGCGAGTGTACTCTTGCCCATGCTTGGTCTACCTGCCATAACTGTCAGCGTACCCCCTCTCATTCCCCCGAGAAGTGAGTCGATAGAGTCAAAGCCAGTAGATAAACCAGTACCATTGAGTCGCATATCTTCTATGTATTCAATAGTCTTGCTTACTACATTCATCATTGAACCTTCTTCATCTTTAGCTAGGTCAAGTTCTAGATTTTGTATGCTAGTAATTGTTTGTTGATAGTTCTCATAGTTGATAGTTTGTTTTAACTTATCAATATCATTATTAATTCTACAGTTACGAATGTGATTAGCATAGACTTCCATGTTAGTTGTGCCTGTGCAATTTTCCATGAGAGTTGCAAGGAAAGGAAAGCTAGTCCACTCACCGCTATGATTACCACTTATGTCTATCCAATTTCTTAGATGTAGTGCGTCAATATGTTCATCTTCGTCATTCATTTCTATAATGTAGTCAAACAATATGCCTAAGTTTTTATTAGAAAAGTCTGATGATGTTAAACCAGTTGCCATAACTAGCTTAACTTTAGCGTCTATAAGTAAGCCACCAATGACTGCTTCTTCTGAATCAAGTGAGTTGTTAGGATAGTTCATTTACTTCCTCCAGTTATGTTGTTCGCCATATGGATTACTAGTAGGTTTAATATCCTCTAACATTTCCCATCTGCGTTGGTTAATAAATGTTTGCATGTGCGGTATGTATTTGGCATCCGCAAATGTAATGTCTTTAAAATATTTATCTTTGTCTTGATACAACAGACCAATAATGTTAGACCAGTCTTTGTGTTTCATTAAGTTAGTTAGTTCAGTTTCCAGTCCACGCTTTTTACCTCGGTACTGTATTCTAAACTTCTCAAACATATTTCTTTCTTGTCCAGTTGGTGTCTTAGTTGTAGTAATTAATTCAAACTTTTCTACTGTTGTTCGTCTTAATACTTCAACTCTATAATCAATAGATTTAATAAGTTCTAATGCTTCTTCTAAAGTATCTGCTTGTACATCTGATGTGCAAGTTTCAAGGTATTTTATTTTGAATGTTTTCATATAGTTCTCAGTGCAAAATTAAACATTTCCCTTTCTATTTCTTGTTGTGTTTTTGAGGGAACAGTTCTTGGTTTAGTTACGATAGGCTTACAGAAAACTTTATCGGGGTCTGTATGCTTCTGTATTCTTGCTCGTGCCAATGCTAAAGAT